TGATTCTATTCTTTCTCCTCCCCACATAGTTCGGTGATGGTGAGCTGTCTATCCCTTGGTAGTTCTTTGAATACTGGGTCGTTGAATAGTATCTCCGCATCTACTTGGCTGATTTCTATCCTATAGCTACTAACAACTAACAAGAGCCACGCTCCGTTTGCTTCCGCCCACGCTCTAACGGCCTTGCGGATTTTAGGGTCTTTGATTAGCGGTTCTTTGGCATCTTCCCAATCTTCGTTAAGTTTATCGAGCGAGTCATAGTAATATGACATATTGCCTCCAGGAATAATCGCTCGGACTTCTATTTTGCCGCCTTGCGTGTATTCGATATATAAGTCCTCACTAAGCGTGTAAAACTTGCCTGTTTTCTTATTTCTTAATCGCATTAGTAATCCCCCAGAATCTTTAGAGTGTGCTCGTAGCCATACTTCTCAAGTAGCCTTAGAGCTTCAATACAGACTCTTGTTTCTTGCGCTGTGTCTATTTCTACACGAGTATTAGCTAGCTTCTCTTTGAAGTCTGCAATCTTTATCTCAATATCTCGCTGCTCTGCCGCTATATTTCTTTTAACACCCTTTGGGCGCTTGCTCCTTAGTCCGCCTAGTCGGCCTGCTTCTTTAGCTAGCTCTGGGTTAGCTGCAAAACCGCCCGTGTTGCCGTTATGTCCGCCAATACGCCCAATCTGAGCGTAGAAGTCGCTACCATATTTAGCTATGTTCGTTTCTCTTGCCTTACTTCCGCCAACTTTAGTTCCCGACACGGATAACCTCCACTTCTTTTATTTTTTCTTCCATCTTCCTTGCACTGATTGCTGCGCTCAATTCTTCGCAGATTTCGTAAGCCAACGATAGGCTTTTAGTTTGTTGCCATAGGGCCAATTTCGTTTCCACCTGGAGTCTCCCAATTTTCCGTTAATGTTTGATAACCTTTGCCACCTAGCACACAGATTGTGGCTTGCTTGAATACTAGAAAGTCGCCAGTGTATAGCTTGCCATCATCTAGAAAGGCGTTTGACTTGCCGATATACCTAAACTTGAAGTGCTTATACCATTTGAAGCTCGGTTGTTTACTGCTCTGTTGCATCTTCTGTCTGCTCCTCTGTTTCATAAGCTTTGAGTGCTTGCTGTGTCTTGCGCAAGAGCGTTGTAGCGCTTTGTAGATCGCTTGTAGTAGCTTCAAGTTCTGCGATGTCGATATCTTCGTAATCTTCCATGATTTTGTTTAATTCTTCGACTGTGTAGGCTAGGTTGCACCTGATAGCTTCTTCTAGCTGTGCCAGCTCGTTGTAAGATAATTCCATTGTTAAGCCTCCTTAGTTCCCTCTACGCCACGCTTTACTCTGTCTTGCGTTCGATTTCGCAGCCACAAAATTGCCGTTTCGATATGAGTTATGGCGATTGCATTTTCTCTACATGGCACTTCTTTTTGGTATTGTTGTAGCCTATCCATGCACTGTAATAGAGCTTCTTCTACCTGTAAGCCGTTTCTGCCGTTTTCTAGAATTGTTCCATTTTGAAACTTAATATCGTAATTATCGTCCATTGTTTTTGCCTCCTTTTTGGTGGCCAGATAACGCCCTGGCCGTGCGGTTGTTGGTTGTTGTAGCGACTTCGGCAAGGTCTGCCGCCGTCTTGTGCCACGCTCGCCTCTGTTGTTACTTAGATACCGCTCGCAGTCGGCATCTAAGCGTTAGGACTCAGCCGAGCGCCAGATTTAAGACATCATAGGGAGTTTTTAATAACCCCCCCCCAGGACTCCGCTCGTAGATTCCATTTGACTTGCGTTTTTGCCTATAAGTCCTGGGGAGGAGCGGTTAAGCTCTCTCCTTGTCGCAGGTTGTTAATCTTCATGACGAGGCTTAGCTCGGTAATGGGGCGCTAGTTCATAATGAGCCAAACTAGCACCGAGCCTTGCCTCCTGTCTGCTCTGCCCGACCACGAGCGGAGCGTTTCAAGAGGCAAGCGCCTCTGTTTGTTAATTGTTGTTAATGTTGCGAACTTCGATAGTTTCTTCAGTCGGTATATATTTGACCTTGATTTTCTTCATTTTGTCCTTAGCTCCTGTTATGTGGTATTTGCCGCAGATTTCGCACTTGTAGCACCTTGCGGGGCTTTTGCCGTTCTGTCGGCGGTTATTCTTGCGTTTGTTCTGGTTCATTAGTCTTACGACCTTTTGTGCGGCGCTAGAGCTGTCGAATTGCTCTTTGCCACTTGCGCACCAGTCGCTCATTGTGTAACCTCGGTTACTAGCTTGATGATGATTGCAATAATTGCGATGCCAGTAATTGCTGCGAAGATTGCTAGAAACACAGTAGATACGATTAGCTCCTTGCTTAGTTCGTCTAGCTGCTCCTTTGGCCTTTTAGATCGCTTTGGTTTAGTCGCCATACTCGTAGTTCCTCCATCTATCCTCGATGGCTGCTTGGCGGTTCTGCCACTTATTGAGCCAGCCCTCTGGTAATGGTTGCTGTTGGCGAGTTTCTAGGGCGATTTGCTCGCCCTTTTGCTCGTTCTGCTTACTTTCCGTAGCCATATTGGTAAACTCCTATCTTCTTCGTTAGGTTTACGATTTTGAGCTTTGATATATCTCCGTTCTCGTTGTAGCCGATTTCTGATACGGCGAACTTGTCGTAACACGCTGGCTTTCCAGTTTTGCCTTTCGTGATTGTGGCTTTGTCTGCTGCGACCCAGATAAACGGCGCTGTGTAGAGTTCTCGACCGATACCAAAATTGGTGCAAGCTCGCTTGAAGCTATCCGATGCCTGGCCTTTCTCTGCTTCTGTGTTTGATTCCGTGCCGACATCTTGCTTTGCAATCCACTCTTTCTTGTCTGTGTCGTAAACTTCAACCGTGCAATATAGCCTATCGCCTATTAGTTGGTGTGAGCGCTTCCAGTTCATCGCTCCAAAAGTTTCGTCTAGCACTTTCATATCTGCTCTAGCATCTTTGTAGAGTAGTAGGCTTAGACCTTTCTCGGATACTTGCGATACTCTGCAATCTATCTCGTTAGCTTTTAGTTTGCGTATTTCTTTCATTAAGTGTTAGCTCCTGTTCTTCTTTGCCTTGTTCTATCTGTTCCCAGATGTAGTCTTTAATTTTGCTCATCTTCTGCCTCCTCTTTGAGCTTTCCGAGGACTTGTTCTGCTTCTGCTAAGAACTTGTCGCAAGCTTCTTTCATGGCTCTCATTTCTGGCATCATGTTAAGCTCCTATCTTGCTCTGTTGGATTAGCGCTTTGCGATGATACCTAAGTGCTAGTCTGAAGCGGTAATAATCTCTGCGATTGAGTGCGCTCAAGCGTTCGATAATGTAGTCTAGTTCTTCGGCTTTGCTGCCGTATGTTTCGATAGCCTCGGCTTCGAGTTCTTCGTCCGTTAGGCCGTCTGTTCTATCGAACTCCTCGATAGCTTCCGTTAGTTCTAAATCTTCCTTTGTTGTCATGGTGTTAAATCTTCCTTATTTGCATATTGGTTTGTCGTAGTAGTAAGTCCAGGTGCAATTATTGCGCTCGGCATACTCTGCAAGGTGCAAGGCTCTTATTTGGCCTACTGTCGCAGCGCCAGCGATTGCTAGTAAAGCGATCAAGACTACTGCTAGTTTCTTTCTCATTAGTTGGTTTCCTTTCTTCTATTCGCCACCAGTAACCAGCCACCGCTTAAAGATAATTCCGCTCGATATACTAGTTTATTGAGAGTGTGGTTTGTGGATTGAGCGGTAAGACACGATAAACTGCAAGATAAAAAATAAAAAGAGGTTCTTGTTTGTTTGCCGTTTGAATATGGGTTTAATGCTTGTTATTCGATGGCTGGTTATTGGCAGCGAATTGTTAGTTGTTATTCTTCACTAGCTATCGGATTGGCAACGCTGTAAAACGAAAGTGATTGCAACTATCTTTGATTCCTGTATGTGTCTTCCGATACTTAGCTGGTAGGTGCGACATGGTATATACCGCCATATCTACGGCAGATGAATTGAAACTCTAAAATCATGAATAATCGGTCAGGTTGTTTGCCAGAGATAAAAGCGTTGCCAGTCTGATAGCTAGTGTGTTCTGCTACCTAAGTTGTTAAATCGACTCTGCAAGGCTGTTCATAGTTCGCTCGCACCAGTTTGATTTTGAAAAAATCGCCCTGTAAAGCGATTAGTCATGGTCTTATATTTGATGTTTTCTTGTAAGATGTCCTAATATACATTGTGCGACATCACAAGTTTCGGTATAAGACGATTGGCTAATCGTCTTTTTGAATCGTCTTTCAATCTTCTTTCGTTGCTGAACTACCCCTATTGTATCGCAACGATTATGCTTTGTCAATACTTTGCTTATGCTTTCTTTTAATAAAGTTGCCGGCTATCTTCGCTCGATTGAAAGCTTAATTTTTGGCATTTTGGGGAGTTTCTTCGCTATCTTCTGGCGGAGCGGTTCTTTAGGGGCTTGAGTAGGCTCAAACGGGGAAGTGCTGAACACGAAACGGCCTCTAACTGGTATTGTGTGGAGTGCCGCCTGCTCCTCTGCTGTAAGATGCACTTCTCTGCCCGTGCCTCGCATCTTGATCGTGCCGCCTATAACTTGATTCCACTCAAGTAGAGTGATTTGTCGGTCGCTCATACGGTAGTGTTTCTTTAGGCTTAGAGCTAGCATAGAGCGGATAATATCTGGGTAGTTGTCCATTTGGATTCCTTTCGTCTTATTTTGCGTTATTTGGCTTATTTGTCCTAAAAACGCATAGACACTCAACTTTTCGGATAAAACCGCTCTAAACGGCTCTGGTGGGCTTAAAACGGCAATTTTAGCCTGGCTTCTTCCACGAACTTTTGCGGCACTTCGGCTTTTGGCTTAATTCCGAGTCGCCTTGCTCGTTCTTTGTTTAAGCGCCTTATCTCGTGCGCTTCGCAAGGGTAGCTATTAGCTGGGTAGAGCTTTTGGCCTTTATCGTAGGCTGGCACACACTCCCAAGCTAGAGTTACGCTTGTCGCATCGTTCGAAAGCACATAGTAGAACTGAGTAGGCATATTGCGGATTTGGCTTTTGTTGTAGTCTTTCTTACGCCACTCCCACTCGACAGAGTAGTTATCGCTCATCTCGGTATCTCCTTTAAGCCATAATTTGGCATATTGTAGAGCTTCATAGGATTTACTTGTGGCTGATAGCTTCTAGCTTGCGGCTCATCGCTTTTAAGAGCGAATACTCCAGTCCAACCTCTCTCGATAGACTGGTTGAGTATTTCTACTCTTTCCCTGTCTGTCGTAGCGATCTTGTTTAGCTTGCTGATAATTAGCTCTAAGGCCTTATTGGTCATAGGTTTCTTTATCAGTTTGCGAAACTTAACGAACTCGATAAGTGCTTCACGAAGCTCTGAAGATTCCGTTGCTGATTCAATAATAGAATCAAAGTTTTCCACAGGGCGAGCATTTACCTTACTTACTTTATTATTATTACTTGTATTATTCTCTGCGACATTTTTGTCGCTAGGGTAGGGACATTTTTGTCCGTAGGTAGGGACATTTTTGTCGCTAGGGGTGTGGAAAACTTTTAGAGCAATATTTCGCCTTAAAATAGCTTTCTGAGCGTTACGAATTACTCGGACTTCAATATAGCCACGCTCGGCCAACTTGGTCGTCCATCGGCTTATAGTTCGCTCATCGACTCCGTATAAGTCGGCAAAATATCGCCTAGAAGCCCAACATCTGCCGTCTTTGTGCGTTAAAGCCACGATTTCGGCATAAAATAGCTTCTCGCTAGCTGATAGAGTTTTATCGTATCTGACATCGGCTGGAATTACAGCAAAATAGTTTGGCCGTTCATCGGCGGCCTCCGAAAAGTTTTGCATCTTGTGTTACCTCCGCAAGTGTTGCGAGGTGCGAAAAACACACCTGATTTGGTGTGTTTCGAACTATGAACTGCCTTTATTATAGCACGATTTTTGCTATAATGTAAAAATTGAGCGGCCGTTTTGGTTCGCTCGATTTCGTTGCTGAGAGCCACTTCGTGTGGCTTTCTTTTTTGGCCTAAAAAATACCGCCATTGTTAAAGCTTCTTCGCATAAGGCTTTAGCAGAGCGGTATTTTAGCGATTTTACGGAGGTTCGCAACTCGGAGCTTATGGATTTATCTTGCTCCAATCCATAGACGGCATTATATAGCACACGAAAAACTCTGGCAAGGGTGGGCATCGCCAGAGTAGGAAGATTTATTTAGAGTCCATCGCTGGACGAGGCTATTATACCAGAGTGATACAGTTAGTGATACAGTTTATAGCGCAAAAAGCCCCGACTGTTGCCGAGGCTCTTTTTCTTAGTAGTCCTTGAGATTGTCTTTTAGATAGATAAGCTGCCGATTCATGCAAGCTCGCCATGCTGGATCGCTACATATATTGACTAGCCACTCGCAAGCCTGGCAGATGTCGTATTGCTGGATAAGCCACTTGTTAGCCTGGTATATCTCCCAAGCTCGCTTCAGTTGCTCCTCGGACGGTCTAGGTATATCGTGCAGGATATGTTTGTGCAGCTCGTTGTGTATATCTACATCAAGCTCAAATACGAACGCCTGGCGCAGAAGATACCCGTAACCGAAGCTGAAGTGCTTTCTTTGAAAAATAAGGTGGCTAATGGTGGCGGTTAAAGTGTTTCTGGCGCTGTTGCTTGCGCAGTTTTCTTCCCCGTCGTCCCATGCTCATCATCTCCTTTCACACTTTGTGAGGTTTTAGCGGTTGGTTTTATCACACTTTGTGTGTGAGTTCTGTAAGCGTTTCGCCATAGAGCGAACAGTGATAGAAGATTCTGCTCGCTGTTTCAAGGTAGCAATCGCCATATACGAGCGTATAGTCGATGCAATCCGTTACACTTATGCCGAAATGCTCAATCTCGCTGTAAAGCTTCTTGCTGTCGATTTTGCCAATGATGCGGACGAAGATAGTAACTTTCATCTCTGCTCCCCCTTTCGCAGTTCTCAAGGTTTTAAGGTTCTAGAGGATTGTATCCTCTACTCTGCCCAGCGGAATACACTTTAGTTCATTAGAAATTGAATTGTGGTTGATATATTTTTAACACTAGGCAGAGGAGAGGGCGCAATCGCCCTACTCCGTTAGTTATTCTTCTTGTAGTCGCTCGAACTCTTTACGAGAGCTACGCCTAAGATGGTGTTTAGTGCTGCGATTATGATTTGTATAGTCTGGTCAATCTCCGTGCCGAAGCCGAATCCCCAGATTTTACTCAAGCCAACATAGATGGCTTGGATGAGTGGTAGAATCACGATCGCTACGATTTTCAAAATATCGTAAACTTTGTTCGACATAGGTATCATGGCTTTTTTCTCCTTTGCGTTATTCTCGATTTCTTGCATCTGCGTCTGAATCTTCGCCAATTCTTCGTCCGTCAAGCCACTTGGATTGTCTTCTGGGCTTATTACAGGCTCGTCCTGTGGGTTTTCTGGCTCGACTGGCTCGATTACTGGTTCTGGGTCTTTGGGCTCGTCAGACGGCTTTTCTGGGGCTTCTGGCGCAGGTTGTGGCTGTGGTGCTGGCTTTGGCGTGAGCGCATCGAACTTGAAGCCGTTGGTAATTTTCTTCGTGAAGGAGTATTCCGTTAATAGGAAGGTCATGCCGATAGTCTTATTCTCGACTTTGCCGTAGGTGTCGATGGCAGTATCTTTGGCGAACTCTTTAATCGCCACGATATTCTCGGCGTGAGTGTGGTTGAAGTCGTAGAGGTGGGTCGTGCGTGTAGTGATATAGGTTTCGACCTTATCGAACTTCGTCCAAACGAGCTC